TAATATCCATTGCGACCCGGACGTTGGCGGAACGGCGGCAAACAAGGCGAATCCGTCGGAACTCATATTGCCCGGATTTAACAACATCATATCAATATCGGACGTGAAATTTGATATATTAATTTCCTCAACCTTTCCGGGCGTTACATATTTGCTAATTACTTGTATCGGCAATCCCTCAAAAGCCGCCGTAACGTCGTCCATCCATTCAAATTGGTAACGTTCGGGCAAATCGACCTTATCAAACGAATATTCCGACGTATTGAACGCCCACGGTTTCCCGTTGCGCAAATTTAATTCCTTTGTCAAATCGTGGCTTAATATAACTCCGCCGGAATAGGAACCGCCATTGCGGAAATATTGGATATGCTCAATTTTAAATTTGCCGTCCTCAATGAACCAATAACATTTAAAACAATCCCGTAACATATTGGTAAATTGTTGTAAGGTCGTCGGGGCTTTTTGTGCGGGTGTCTGATATTCCCCGTTTATAATATTGGTTTTCTGTGATACAAGCAAACGGAAATTCAATCCGGATATTGGGTTGTTACCGCTGTATAAAAATTGGCTGTATTCCGCCGTGGCTGCGTGCGTAATACCCGGCGCAATCTGATTGAGCAAAACGGATATACAAGACGCAACCGGGAACGCATCCCGCAAAGTATATGCTTTTCGGGCTTTTTCCTCTAATATCCAATCCATCAAATAAAATCCAAACCATAACGACGCATAACGCCACGTTGACCGGGCGATTGGATAAAACGTTTGTCCGAAAATGGAATAGGGCGGCGCAAAATACTTTCCGTTGTCCGCTAATCCCCACTCGGTCGGGGTGTCTGAAAAGTTGTTTGAAATAAACGCCACGTCGATTGCGTAACCAATCGCACGCCTATAATTACGGTTATTATCAACTATATCATCGGCGGGCAATGGATATGTATTAAGGTCGTCGATTTTCTCCACGTCGCACAAATACCGGGCATATATATTATAACTTTTCATATCGGCGTGCATTGTTCCGGTTGCCCCGGAACCCTCAACGGCGGTTAAATCAAATTCCAACGTATCAAACGGTTCCTGCGTTACCTTTTGATAACGAAACATTACCGTATCGTCGGATTGTTTCCGTATTTCAACTACAGCAATACCAAACGGCAACCCCCCGTTTATTCGTTGTTGTGAAATATAGATATAATAATTAACATTCAATTCCGGGTATAATTTCCCCTCGAATACGTCCGCACTTGCACCCGTCGCCATTCGTCCGGTATAAAGCCCGGATATTACCGCCGGGGAACCGTTGGACGTAATTTGTATTTCTTTCAATATATTGCACAAAGCAAAATGATAGGTTTGTACTAATGCGTTTTGGTCGGTCGTGGCGTTTGCGTCTTGTTCCCAATTCGTACCGCCCAAAAAACAAGAAACAACACTATCCCCCGGAACGTATATTTGAATTAATGGACGCTTGTTTATCGTTATCCGTTGGATTGTCGGGGCTAACGTTATTAAATTGTATTCCTTTTCCAATCCCGCCAACACGTCGTTATAATCGTCGATTGCGTCCGGTTGTACAACAACCTTTTTATCGTAATCCGTAAACGTACAATCGGTTTTCATAAACTTGCCTTGAAAGTATTGGAACCATGTACGCCCGCCGTCGTCGCTCTTTTCAATGCAATACAAAAATTCATTGTCGAACGATTGACGGTTTATATAGTCGTAATCATCCCGGACAAAGGTAATTTTGCCGGATAATTTGGCACGATAAAACCGTTGGTTGGTTTCTAATTCGTACTCCTTTGCCAAATCGTCCTTATAAATCGGATGCACGGTTTGACCTTGTAAGACGTTCGGGGCGTCCAACGTTCCCAATCTCAACCATGCCGTCCCGTTGGCGTATTGCGCTTTGCTTACATTAAACCGGATATATGCGGCATTGCTTGGTATGTCAAATTCCGTATTTGTGGCGGTCGGGTCGCTTCCCCAACCGCCGATAATCTTTTTATTGCTATCGTAAAATGCGCCCCCGGCTTGCGGGGTGTAATTCTGAAACAATTTGCGGGGGTACACATTCCCAACCGGGACAAAAGTACGGGTATAATAGAAATTTGTATTATTCCCGTTTATGTTCCCGGTTGTGTTACTTATCGCCCCGTTCGCTAAAAACGCATTTACAAATGAATGTCTATAAATCGGGTTCATATCAATTTTTAATTTTACGTGTCAAATTCTTGTAAACCTCAATAACATTGCCGTTGCCATCGACGTAACGACGGCGGCGGTTTTGTTCCTTAATCTCCCTTACATCGTCTTTTAAATCCCGCAAATCCGGTGCGTTATTTTGTTGAACCGTTACATTAATGCCGTCGGTATTGTAGGCATTAAGGTACTTTTGGGGGAATGTTCCCCGGTTCAAACTATTTATTACGTCCGGGATTAAACGACGGAAACGGCGGGAATTACGTTTATTGATAACGGCGAAAAATTCCCCGCCCTCGGCACGCCTCCGGGTTCCGTCCGGCTTGGTTCCTAAATCCACATCGTCCCCGGATTGGTGGGAACCGCCCGCCAACAATTCAACCGTACCATCGCCGTAACTTTCCGAACCCCCGGCGTTGGCTGATTTGGATAATTGGGCGGCTTTGATTTTGGCGGCGGCAAAGGAACCCCACATTATAGCAATTGCCGGGATTGCAAACGGGAACCCCAATTGCGACCAAATCAAAGCGGACGCCGTTACAAGGTTTCCAATTTGTTGTATCGTTTGTATTGCCGCCTGTGCTTTCTGTGCCTTTTGTTGCTCCTTTAGGGCTTTTTCTTGGTTCTTTTTGGCTTGGTCTAATTCCTTTTGTGCCATTGCAACGTTATTGGCGTAACCGTTCGCCCGTGCCTCTAATTCCGCATCTAATCGGCGTTGGCTTGCGTCAACCTCTTTGTCAGCGGCGGAAACGGCGGCGTCGGCGGCTTGTACCTTTGCATCCAAAAAACCGTTTAATTGCTCAATGGCAAAGGAAACGGACGTACTTATTGCCTCCTTTTGGTCGTCGTCCAAATTAAGTCCAAACAACCCGTAAATATCGTTTCCCCGTTCGTCGCCTTTGCTTTTCTCAATTTCTTGGTCGATTTTCGCAATAGTATTTTCGATTGTCTTAACCTCGGCATCCGTCATTTTAACGCCCGCCGCTTTGTTCAACTCTAAAATCTTTTGCAACCGTGCCTTTTCTTGTGCCAACCGGAACCGGGTTTTGCGTTCCTCGGAATTACGAATTAAATCAAACTCGGACGCCTCCAACGCTTGCGTTTGGTCGAAAAGCATTAACGCCCGTTGTTGGTTTAACTCGGTCGTTTGCTTCAATACCTCGGCGTCATATTTGGCGTTTATATCCGCCTCGGATTGGCGCACGTCCTCGGCTAATTGTCTATTTTGCGCCAATTCAATTGCCCGTTGTTGCTGTAACAACTGAATGCGCAAATTTATTTCCTCCTGCGAACCCTCACGGGCGGCGTCTAATTGTAATTGCGTCCGGTCGGCGGCGGCTTGCATTTGGTCGATTGTAGTTTGGTCGTTCAATTCGCCCAAACTTTTTGCGTATTGTTGTTGCAAAAGTAATTGTTGGTTGAGTAATTCGGCAACTTGTGTTTCAGTTAATCCCCGCTCGGTTTCTAACCGGGTGTTAATGTCTTGTATCTGCCTTTCATACTCAACCCGTAATTGTTCCCGTTGCTTTTCCGCCCCCTCTGCCATTAATGCAATTTGGGCGTCCTGCGTTGCCCGTTGTGCCGACAATTCCGCCGCCCGTTGTTGGTTGGCAATATCTACCATATCAACCGCCAATTGTTGACGTAATAAAACAATTTGGTCGTTCAACGCTTTGCGTGCCTTAACCGTTAAATTGGTTTCCGTTCTCAACTGCAATTGTATATCAGCAATCGCACGGGCGTTGGCGGCTTGGCGTTGCGCCCGTTGTTGGTCGAACGTGTTTTTAATTAAAGCAATCCGGGCGTCCTCGGCTTTCCGTAATATGTCGGTTTCGGCTTTGGCGGCATCCCGGTTTTCTTGTAAGCGTTGGGCGGCTAATATTTTTCTTTCGGCGTCCAAATCCGCCCCCTCTGTTTTCAGATTAACGGCAATGTCAACCGCCCGTCCGGTATTATCTATTTGACCCTGCACGGCTTCAATCGCTTCGTCAACCTTGACTTTATCAATTTTGCCGTCCAAATCAACATCAATATAAACTTTCTTATCTCCACGGGCTTTGGCGTTATTGAGTTGTACCAACATATCGTTTAGTTGTTTCAACTTTGCCCGGTTCGCTTCCAAATCGTCTAATTCTTGACCGTAAAAACCAACGCTTTTATTGTGTGCCTTTGTGCGCTCGGCTAATATTTCGTCCTCAATCTTTCGGGTTTCGGACAATGAAGCGTTGCGGGCTTTGGCAATATTTAATTCCCGGTTTAATTGGGCGACACGTTCGTTGCTAACTCGGTTCATTTCGGTTGCCTCGGTTTCCAGATAATCCAACCAAACCTTTTGCGCCTCGTTAAGTTTTTGTTGGTTCTTTGCCGATTTGTCGGTATTAGAGGCAAACAGAACTAAAGCCCCTACAACCGTAACCAATGCCAATGCCAAAAGAACATACGGGTTTGCGGCGGCAATCAGATTGAAAGCCTTTTGCGCAATGGTAGCCGCCAACGTTGCCTTTGTTCCTTGCATGGTAACAAGGCGGTTATAAACTTGCGCTTTGCTCAATGCAGCCATTTGTAGCCGGGAAATACCCAACATGATTGCAGATTGTTTTTGTACTGCGTTTTGTATGGCTTGAACCCCGGTTGTAATGGCTATTGCTGCCTGTAATTTTTTTTGCGCTTCCTGCACTTCCTCGCTTTCAGACCCGAACAACTCCATTGCCCCGGTAAATGCAGCAAACCCACCGGACGCACCCGCCGCAAAACTCAACACGGCATCCAAATTGGACGTATCGGACGCCATACGGGTAATCTCGGCGGTTGCATCCTTGACCGCATCCCGTAATATTGCGGTTTCTTTGCTCAATTGCTGATATTCGGCGGTTCCTTGTTTGCCCTCCAATCGTAACAATGCTAATTGTTTCGTTTGGTTCTCTATTTGGGTCGTCAAACCTTTTGCGGCGTCGGAATAGTTACCGACGTTTAGGGACGTTTTCCCGGTTGCTTCCTGCAATCGCTTCATTTCCTCGTAAATCGCTTTTGTTTCTGCAACCAATTTGCGCCCCTCTTCGGTCGCCTCCCTTTCCTCAACCGTCATGTTATTGAGGTATATTTTATTGATTGAGTATTGAGCGGATAAACGATTATATGAACCCTCGGCGGACTGATTTAACCGGGTCGTTAATTTGTTCAACTCGTTTGCCTCCTTTTGGGCTTGCTTCAATTCCGCCAATCGCTTTGCGTTCTCGCTTTCCGCAAATGCCAAATCCCGTGCCGCCCGTGTCAATTTGTCGGTATCGTTCGACGCCCCCCGGATTGTCTTACGTCCGTTTTCGGTCGCCCCGCTTACGCCCTCCAATGCAGCCTTAACCGTTATTGCTTCCGACTTGATATTTTGCAACGTATTCATATATGCGTCGCTTAATTGGTCTAATTGCGCAATCAACTTTGTAATACTATCGTCGGGCTTTACAAGGTCGCTATATTTTATTGGGTTGTTATTATCTGCCATACTTAACGTTATTTGCGGGCAATTTGCCCCATATTAAATTATATTTTCTTTTCCATGTAGTTAATCAACCAAAGAAAAACAACGCCGCAAATCGCCTTATTTGACGCCGTTTTTATTTTTGGTTGGTTTCAACAACTCCTTTATCCGCTCAAATGCGTTGTAATACTCTAAAACGGTGTATTTCTTTGGCTCCGGCACGTGCAAATGTTGGGATATGGTTAAACACATATTTTCAAACTGTTTATCGTACTGAATTTCCATGTTATCGGAACCACTAAAAACAACCGGGCGATTGTACAACAACAACATCGTCGTTATTTTATCAATTTCCGCCCGTTTGTCCTCTGTATCGCCGTTTATAATCGCATCCAACATTAACATTGTGCGGTTGCGCAATTCGTCGTAATACTCTTTAACCGTCGCATCGTCGAACAACCGGGGGAAATACATTTGCAATTCTTCATCTATTTTTTTTTTGACCGCTTCCATTTGGGCGGTCAACTCTTTAACGGGAACATCGCCGAACATATCGACGACCTTTTGCAACCCATCGTCGGATAAATCGTTGTACGGTTCCCCGTCGATTGATTTAACCAACACGGCAAACGCCAAATGCTTTGGGCTTATCCCGGTTTGAATGAAATACACGTTTTGCCGCATATTATCCAATTCGATTGCCGCCAATTCGGGGGTTTTACTCCGGGCGTATCTTATCGCCTTTTCAATATGCGTGTCGAAATCCTGCAAATCGGAACCAATCCCGGCATCAACTAACAACATTTTATTGTACTTATGAAATCGCAACATCGGCAATTCGTCGATTGCGTCGTATATCTCAACGGTTCGTTCTCCTATCTTAACGGTTTTCATAGCAGAAAACGGGTTATCATTGTGGAACAAAAGGGAACCAACAACAACGTCGGGTTCCCGGTTATAAACGCCAAAAGGATTGCCAAAGCAACCCCCGCCCAAAAGGACAAACAGAAATCGCAATTAAACATCTTTGCGAAAAACTCGTTGCCGTGGACTTGTACCCATTCGATAACCTGCCATTTGCGTAACAAGGTCAAACCGAATGCAGCAACCAAAGCAACCACGACCGTATAAAATAAAAATGCTTGCATACACTTTGTTTTAATCAGTTAAACACGTTTCATCAATTCCCAATTCCCCGGCAAACCGGAACCCGGCGAACGGGTGCATTAAAAATTGATTGTCTATTTCGTCCAAAGTGAACCCGGCAAATATGTTTTCCGCCTTTGTGTACACTCTGTTTATTGTCATGGAACCGGAACGCAACCAAATACCGCCGTTCAATACCCGCATGATTTGTTGTTTGACCGCCTCCGTATTCCGGTTGTTGGGGTCGTTGGTTATCGTGCGCATATCAAACCAAAAGATAACCGAAAACGGCGTTGTATATTTGTTTTGTTCGCCGGGGAACCAATCAATTTGTTGCGGGTCGTCCAACACGAAAAATGAAAAATTCCCTATATTACTATCCGGGGCAATCAACATATATTCATTGCCGCCGACGTAAATATTAGGCGTGTAATATCGTTTCCCTTGTATGGACTTAACCAACCGTTCAGAACGTCCAAAGGAATAGTTAAGCCACGGCAACCCGTCCGCCAATCCCTTTTGAATATTTGCAATAACCCGGTCGAATAACTCCGGGTTCTTTATGATAGGCACTTTATCCATTTCCGTATATTGTTTTTTTTGCTTTGGTTAGCAAATCCGGGTAAACGTATTGCCAAATCAATTTAGCAATGTTTTCGTTCGTCAATCCCAATATTTGCCGCCCATACTTTTTTATCAAATCTTCTGTTTTGAAATCCGACGCCTTAATTTCAAATTGTTTGTCGCCGACTTCCAAGTAAAAACTACTCTCAAAATCGCCCTCATCCCGTAACGTTACCCGGTTTGTCGGTTGTCCCTTTTCCTCCTTAATGGCTATTGTTAGCGGGGTATAAGGTCGATAATCCATAATGTCAACGCCCAATCGGTTAATACCTTGTTCAAATAATTGTTCCTCGGCGTTGGCATCAATGATAAACGCCGTTGTCATTCCGTCGTCGATTATGTCCCGTATAATCAACCCGGACGTCAACCCGTCGTTAAATGTATTAACCCGGTTGCGCAAATCAATTATTGATTGTAACCCCGCCATAATGCAATTACGTTGTCCGGTACTTAACGCCCCGGTTGTTGCAACTCAAACAAATACGGTCAATCCCCTGCGTATCTAATCGCAAAGCCTCAAACGCTTTTTTAAGATCATAACCCAAACCGCCGGGGCGTCCCTCAACATTCCCGTCCAACTCATACAAGATTTCCATTTTAGAGGCGTTGGATTGGTTACGGTTTACCCTTACGTTGGGGTTCATTGCCAATGTGCGCAAAGCGATTGCCGCAACTTGGCGTTGTATTACCGTTTGGAATATCGCCCGTTGTTCAACGATAAAATCGGTTAGGTCGCAACCCACCGTTATTTCACAATTCAACCCGTAATTCAACGTATTAGTGTACATCGTATAGGCTATATCCCACAACTCCGGGTATTCGGCGAATGTTTCCGGGGCGTTGTACATAAACGGGGAAATCTGCAAATACTTTGTCAATTGCCGCCATGCCTCAATATTGCCGTACCCGGTACACGTTCCGCACGGTTCCCGGCTCCAATCTTTCGACACGTTAATTGCTTGCATTCCGGCGGGCAAATCGTCTTGATTGTAGCAAAGGAACCACGCACCCCCGGCGTTGTTTGCGTCGCTTATATACGGCAAAAAACAATCTTCCAACGTAAACCATTGAAAGCCGCCATTTGTCAACGTAAAATTCAAATCAAACGTCTTTACGGGGTCAATCTGCGAACTATGGAAAAGGTATAATTTCACAATCCCGGTTCCGCCTGTCATTTGTAAGCCAACCCGGTGTATTTGGGCGGTAACTCCCATTGCCCGGACGGGGATTATTTCAAAGCCAACCAATTTATGTGCGTTCGGTTGGGTCGCTCTAATACGTCCCGCACCGTCAAAGAACGTGCGCCGTTCCAATAGGTTCTTTGTTTCCTTATCCAACCCCTTTATTTGGGTAAACGTTTGTACCGCCGTGGAAATTCCGTTGCGGGTCAAACGCTCCAAATAGTCGGACAATATATTGTATTTCTCCCAAAAGGTCGAACCCTCGGCGGGAACCTCGGCGACGTTATCAACCAAAGCGACCCAATACAAGGGTTTGCCCGCCGCATCGTTGGCGTATTGTACCACGGTTCCGGCTTTCCATTCCTTTGTATCGTTCCAAACCGGGTATTGAAAACCCCAATTATCCGGGACGATTGCCGCCATATTATCCAACGTTACAAGCGGGTGCGCCCCTTGAAAATATAACCCGCTTTCGGTTTCTGTTAATTGCTCGGCGATTGCCTCGGCGGGATTATATGATTGTTCCCAACCGACGACGTGCAATAACTTATCTTGTATTTCCTTAATCCTATACATAAGCCCAAATATAACCGCCGCAAGTCTTTTTTATACCCTTACAGCATTTAACAATATTACTATCATTTAAACCCGTTTCCCGTTGTGCGTCTTTTACTGATAAGAATGTTTTTATCAAATCGCCGCAAATGGAATACATCGCAATTTGTTTTGCTCGTTGGTGCAATCCGCCTAATCTCCCAACCATATATTCGCCAATCTTTTTATTTAGGCGTGATTTTGTTATTGGATTATTACAATTTTCTTTGGTTGTAACCCAACGCAAATTGTCCGCCCTATTATTCGATTTGTCACCGTCGATATGGTCAACACATGGTTTGTTGTCCGGGTTCGGAATGAAAGCCGCCGCAACTAATCTATGAATATTAACAGATTTACGAATACCATTGCACAATACTACAACATTATACCCGTGCTTATTGGGAACGGCTTTAACTATCTTTGTATTATTACGCACGTTTCCGTAATTACTTATTTCATAATTTGGGAAATCGTATATTACTTTCCAACTTTCCATATCATTAATTAAAAAAAAGGGGGCGGGGATAACCACCCCGTCCCCTCGGTTAAATAATTGTTCTTTTCCAGCTTATGCGCCTGCACCCCCGGCGGGAAATTCCCCGGCGTTGGTTACATATACGGGCATTCCTAACGGTTCGTTCGGATTGCGTGCTGCAATCTCGGCTTTGATAATCGGATTTGCCACGGTGTCCGGCTTGCTGTTATATGCTACCATGTAGGCAACATCAACGCTAAATCCGAAATACTCCTTAACCGCACACGTCAAATCGGCGGTTGCGTCGCCCATAATCGCCGATTGGTCGCCCACGGCGGTATAATAATGCGAACCAACGGGCAAATCAATGTACGGCAATCGTACAATGTCCCATTCGTGGAAATTCGCACGGGTGCGGCGGTATGCCTCACGGTCAACACGGGTTAAGATACCAACGTTTCCATCGGCAACGGCAAACATTGTTCCCATTTTACCCGCTTCGTCTGTTACGTTGTTAGTATAATGCAATACTTTGTTGTCGTATTCCATGCGCTTATTAACGTCGTTGTAAACGCCATGTTGCGCCAACTTGCGTATTAGGCTATCAACCCCCGCATTTGCGATAAGGTGGATATATTCCGGGTAACAATTCGCCCGCATGATTGGGTTAATGTCGCCCAAAATCTCGGTTGCCATTTGGGTTGGAACTTGTACCACGTTTCCGGTCTGCGTGTAGTTGAGCAAAGTTTTGAAAACCTGCGTTTTGTTCGCTTCCAATGCGGCAACGGCTCCTTTATCCAAAGCATCCGCCAACGCACGGGTTGTTTTCTCCATTTTACGCATAAAATCGTGTTGGTACGAAATCTCATTGTTTGAGTATGCCGCCGGAACCATTGTAAACCCGATTGCATAAGTAGCCCAAACAAGCGTTACCAATGCGGACGTATTTTCATCGTCGGCAATAACGCACGAACGCACGTTGCTAACTTGTACGTTTTCGTCGTAATTGATAACGGGAACTTGTACCGTGTTACCGATACTTACTAACGCCCTATCTCTCAAATTAGGGCTAATAATTGAGTTGGGGGCGTTGGTTTGCTCAATAAAGAAATCCAATGCGCCGTACTCACACGGGCGGAACATATTACGGTCTAACTCTGGGTTCTCTATCCGCCAATTCTGTACTCTTGTTGCAATTAAACTCATTGTTTAAAAAATTAAATTGTTTATAAATGCGGGTTTACCCTTTACCCGTGTTGTCTTTTACTTTTCCGGCAATGCGGCAATATTGTTGTCCTGCCATGCTTGTTTCATTCCGGCGTCAAATTCAGCCGTTCCAATCTGCAAACCTTGTTGTTGCAAAGTGCTTGCAATTACGTCGTATGCCTCAACCCTCGTTTTTGCGCCGGATATGTCAACGGCAACATTACCGCCCGCACCGCCGCCCGTTGGGGGAACCGTTCCGCCGCCCGCTCCTTGTCGTCCCTTATCCAAAATACCCATTGTTTCCAATTCACGGGTCAAAAGGTCGCCGGGGGTGTACGGGTTCAACTGATTGTTCGGGTTGCGCATGATTGCGCCGTTTTCATCCTTAAACGCTAACATTTTGCCGCCTTTGCCGTCGTCGATAAATTCCGGGTTCATACCCTTAATTTTGTCGATTGCTTGACCTAACAAAACCTTTGTTGCGCTTTCCGGCAATCCTGCCTTAAACTTCAACCCGGCGGTTGCTGTCTGCAATGCCGTTTCAACACGAATGCCGAACACTTCCTTTGTATGGGTTTGTTCGGCTTCATCGTATTTGCTTTTGAGGTCGTTGTATTGGGTCGTAACGCTTTGCAAATCTGCCTTTGCTTGCTTCAATGCCTTTGCGGTTTCCGCATCCGTCGCACCGTCGGCAATGGCTTTTTCCAAACGTGCCTTTTCTTTGGTTAGGCTGTCAATCTGTGATTGCAGACCGTTTGCGCCCTCAACTTTGGTTTTGAACTCGGTTAATACTCGTTTGGCGTAATCAAACGTTTTTTCGGTTCCGTTCTTTGCGATACCGGACGCCGCCAAAATATCGGCATCCAATCCGCCGTAAATTTCGCCCGTCTTTTTGGCGATAACGCTATTTTCGTCGTTGGCGGACAATGTTGTAATTGCCGCAATTTGTTCGTCCGTCAAACCGGACAAAGCCGCATTTGCAATTAAAATTTCTCTCGTTAACATAATTCTTTCCCTTTGAATTAATTAAGTGCGATTGCTTGTACTGCTCCGCTGTTTGCGTTAATAATATCAATTGTGTATTTTGGCGAATCCCCGGTTGTGTCAACCAACCAACTAACAACACGTGCATGGCTGATTTTCTTTTCAACCTCTTTTGTTACCAAAATGACGTCGGTAATTGTTCCGCCCTCAATACATTCAATCAACTTTTTCTTTGTGGCGCCATCCAATGCGGCGGCGGTTGTTGTTACTTCAATAACCAAATTGTCCTGCTGTGCAATCTGTGCCATAATCGTATTTTTAATGGTTTAATACTCTGTTACTTTTTCGCTCCGGGTTTGTCCTCGGCTTCTGCCTTTGCCTTTGCATCGGCTTTGGTTTCTTTGGCGGGTTCCGCCGGGATAACTCCCGCCGCTTTCAATTCTGCCAAAATCTCGGCTTTCAACGCTGCCTTTTCCTCGGCACGGGCTTTGGCGTCCGCCTCGGCTTTCGCTTTGGCATCGGCTTTGGCTTTTTCCTCGGCGGCTTTGGCTTTTTCTGCCTTTGCCTTTTCGTCCGCCTCGGCTTTCGCTTTCATGTACTCGTTGGGGTCGTGCAATACGGTAATCGTGTAACCCTGCTTTTTCAGATTGTCGGCAATGCTATTTTCATAACCCTTTTTGCCGAACTTCTGAATACGGGGAATTGATAACCGTTTGCCCGTTTCGCTGTCGAATTTCTTAATTTCGATAACGCAATGATACAAATGTTTCTCATTGTCCGGGACAATGTAGTTTTCGGGCGTGACGTCGGTAATTGCGACGTCCTTTGTTTTACCATCGTTTACTTTTACTCTCATAATTTAATTTATTTATTAAATTTCCAAATATAATTTCCGGCTGTTTTATACCTACCAATACAACATGCACGTATATTTTGATATGCAATTCCTGTAATAGTTTGAGCATCTGTTAATGTCGCATAAGTAGCAATATAATTACCACTTAAATCATATTGATTAACAGAAACTCCACACGCTTTACGCATTGCACGCTTTCGGTTAATAATTGATAAGTCAAAATTAGCGTTCTCTTTTGGAGTACACCAACGTAAATTATCAATTCTATTATCCGTTTTAATACCGTTGATATGGTCTATATAATTTTTGCCGTCAACTTTAACTAAAAATGTTTCAGCAACTAATTTATGAACATGATATGTTTTTTGTTTGTGGTTAGCATATAAAGATAAAACAGCATAACCCATATTGTTGATATAAGGCTTTAGTAATTTGATTTTCCCTTTTTCAAACTACGGATACGCCCTAATGTACTAACTTGGTATATGCCGGAATAACCTTGTATATCCTGCCAAACCTCACTACTTAACATTGTATTCATTTGCGTAATCATTAAATTTACTTGTTATAAAATTTATCTTAGAGTTGAACGGCATATTATACCCAAACTCTAACACATTCAAATATTCACGTTCAAATCTGCGTACAAAGTTAGCAAAATTCAACTTTATACGCATATCGTTTTCGCTGATAATCTGTTTGCCGTACAAATCCAATACCTCGTTACGGGTTAAATGTCGGTACGGTTCCAATTCCGCCAACGTCAACATACGTTGCAATTGGGTTGGATTGTTCCGGTATTCCGTTTCGATAATTTGGTTTTGTAGTGCGTCTAATTCCGCCTCGCTTGCGCCGCTTTCCTTTGCCACCTTGTAACGTTCCCGTAACTCCGTTGCGTTGGATAAATAGAACTCCGTGCCGTAATTGACTTTTGCAGAAACGAACAAACCGCCATACCTCAAACGGCAAACGGTTTCATCGACGAATTGTTGCGCCGCCTCAAATCCTTTCTTTACCCGGTTTAATACCGTGCTTTGGCTTTCAAAATTCGCTTGTATTTGTTGCTCGTTCAATGCGTCCCGTGTGGTTATTTCCTCGTTGGTTCCAACAACCGACGTAATAATGTCATTCTTTAGGCGGTTTTCTTCCTCAACGTTATAATCCAAACTCCCACGGTCAACGGTTAGCATTTGCACCGGGTTACGCAAATCGGGTTGTTTATCCCCGTCCGGTATTGGTATTTCAACGAACGAACCGACGCCGTTAATACGACTATCCCCGCATTTGGGGCAACGCATCAAAAGCCCGGCGGCGTCCAATCTGTAAAACCCTTGTTTGTCTTTCAAAAACCCACCGTCGCAATAATCGCCATTTTCGCCATTACTGAAATCGCAACTTTGTTCATACCCGGAATAAATCGGATATGCACCGTACAAATCTAAATGTCGTTTACTGATATGGTAAAACAAAAACCAATCCAACGCCTCCAATTGCTTGGTTAGCGGGGATTGCTTAACGTCGGGTTCCGATAAACTCAACGGTTCGTTCCAAAAGAAACGGGCGGGACAATAACCGACGTCGTGCGGGTTATCAATCAGCAATTCGCCGATATTGTAGTTTTTGTCCTCTCTGAAAACTCTATAACGTTCGTCGTCAATTACTGCGATACGTTCGCCGTCCTGCCTAAATATGATATAATCCATTACCCCCGTTGTCGGGTTGGCTCTGTAATCAATCACGGATGCAATAGGCAACCAATAGAAATACGGTTGCGGGTATTTGTCGGCGGGGTTTTGTTCGCTCGGCATATCGACAATTAGAACGCTATTTATTTCGGTTTGGAAAAACTCCCATCCTTTTGTGCTCCAAATTTCCGGCTCATGTAGTACGTCTTGGCGGTAATACTCCCAATCGTCCCTTTGTTCCGGGTTTTGGAACTGATAATTGAACGCCGGGTTACGACCGTCAAAAATCCGGCTCAACTTATCAAAACAAACGCCCGTTACCTCGTTTGTCTTAACGGGGTAACGGAACAATGTTTTGAACATCTTAAATTTGTCATGCGGCAATAGGTTAGAAACAAATGCCATAAAGTCCGTAACCGGTTGGCAAATGTCAAACGACGTAATACGGGTGCGGGCGTGAAAATTAATGCGTTGTTGATGATAAATGGCTTTGTTTATCGTCTTACGCTTTTTCGGCTCCGTTATCCGTTTTTTTATTTCGTTTATACTCAATCCCATTGTCGTTGGTAAATTTAAAATCGCTGTCTTTGGGTAACTGCCAACCGCCGTTGTTTGGCATCCGCAACAACCTTTCGGCGTGCTTAATCTCAAATTCATCGGTTAAACCATGCGGCGGACAAACTAATTTAACCTTTGTAACCTTTGCCGCCATATCGTCAACCGTTTGCGGGTTTCAAATCGGTTAGCGGGTTGAAATCCGGGGTTACAATTGTGAGGTCGTCCGAATAGTTCGGCAAAAACGCCCATTGTATTGCGTTGCTGTCCGGGGCTTCCAATCCGCCGTGCGTTTTGTCGCCAATGAACAAAGAACGAATTGGAATAGGATAATACGTTGTCGGGGTCTTTTCGTCTTGAATAGCTTCAATACTTCCGTTTTCATCAAACAGATAGACGCCCAAATTGTCCGCCCAACTTTCGCATTGCAATTCTTTCATTGCCTTAATTACTGATTGGGGGATTTTACGCATTACGCCCGTGAACGGGTTCGGTTCACGCCCTATAATTTCTTCAACGCCTCCCAATGTTTCGTTACCGCCGCCAAAGGTTCGGGCGGCTCCGGCTTCGTTGGTCGGGGCTTGGATATACGGGGAAACAACAATTTTTGTGCTATCAGCCGCCGACAATAACGGCGTCCATGATGCAAGCAAAGTAATTGACTTTTCCGTGGTAAAACTGTTTTTGCTTCCATCGTCTTTGGTTAGACGTTGAAACGCTACCTTTTGGATTTGCCCGAAACTTTCGGCGCATTTTACGGCGGGAATATCGGGCAATGAAGCCGCCGCCGGACACTTACAAGTAATCATACTCTTTAAATTTTAACGTTAAAAATTACATTTGTTACCTCGTTGGGCTGTCCCTTTGCCCTCTGTATTACTTCTACGTTGCAAAGTTATAAACTTTTTCCGTTATAAACTTGCATATCTCAATTAAATTGTTAGTTACGACGTTTAACGCCCCGGTTTGCGTGTGCGTATGGTTGTATATTACCGTCGGCAATCTCTTTTTCGTAAATCCCGGTTAATCCGTCCTCCGGGTCGTCGTGCGTGTTCGCATCGAAATTGCGCAAAAAGGTGGTAACATGGTCGTAAATCGCTTTGTACCGGGTTTCCCAACCGAACGGCATAATAATACTTTGATTTACCATTGCGGACGCCGTAATTATCCGGCTTTCCTTATTGCCGCCTTGATAAAACGGGTCTGTCATTGCCCGCATTTTCTTTTTAATAACCTTTTCGTAACCCGCACCGCCGTTGTTACTCTCAACCCATACTTTTTGCGTGCCGTTCCTGTTAATCATTGCCGGAACGGTTACGGTTGTAACGTCCGTATTTTCGTCCGTCATTTCCATATCCGTAATTAAAGCAAATAACAACGGTTCCATACGCTTTGTTTTCTCGTTGAAAATCATGTTGTCCGATTTATAAACGTCATACGTGGCGGCAAACAAAAGGTCGTCCCCCTCATCGGCAACATCTATGTATGCGCCGGAACGTATGTACGTGCCGTAATCGGATTTTTCAACCCATGTTTTGAACGGTTGATATAATCGACCCTCGGCGGAACCGGGGTTGCCTTGATAGAGGCATTGAAATTGTACCGGGTCTAATGCTTTTTGCGCTTCCAACTTTTGCTTACTGTGTCGGCTTTCCCATAATGCCGCCCCCGGTTCCCGTGGGTCTATCTCGGTCGGTTCCCCGGTTTTCAATCCCTCAAAATTTATGCGCACCCACGCCCCCGGCGTTACGTTCTCTAAATCCGCCCAACACTTAACATCAATAATCGTTTCGCCGCTCTTTTCAATGCGCCCTATCAAATCGTCGTCGTGCCAACGGGTAAATACAATCAATTCTTGACTATCGTTGTGTAAACGGGTGCGCACAACGGTCGTGTACCATTTCCACGCCGCCGCCCGTACTATCGGGCTGTTACCCTCGGCGTAATCCTTATAAACGTCGTCCAATATAGACACGTCCACGGTTTTAGAGGTCAACGAACCGCCACGCCCCACAACACGCAACGACCCCTTACGCCCTACCATTTCGATAACATCACTATTGCGTAAATACGTGTTTGCCATCGTTACGACGTTGGAACCATTTAGATACGTGCCGGGGAACAATTCACGATACCGGGGCGTGTCAATGATACGTTGAACGTCCCTGTTGAAATCCCGTGCAATCGTGGCGGCGTATGAACCTATCATAATTTTTAAATCCGGGTTCAATCCCTCCATGAATGCGGGTAACTTTCGGCTCGACCCCTCCGATTTGCCATGTTGGGGCGGTTGTTGTACAATCATCTTTCGTATTTTGCCGTGCGCAAACATATCCAACAACGTATAATAAACGACGTGGAACGGCTCTAATACTAAATCCGGTTGCATATACCGGGCAAAGTTGATTAATCGTTTACGGGCGGCGGCTTTAACAAGCAAATCCGGTTGTTGCCGGATTGCGTCGTACATTTGCAATATTTGTTCGTTGTTCATTGCTTTGCTCCTTTCTCCCATTTAGAACACGCCCGGCGACCTCGGACAATGTAAAATTCGTAATGCGGGCAACGTAAACAAATCGGGTTCCCGTTTAAATCCCGGTGTCTATGGTCGTCCGTTATCCATTCGGAAAAACGGCACGTATCGCAAATCTCGGTTTGCCATTCCGGTTGCTTGGTTCCCGGACGGGGTGCGGTTATTCTCTTTGCCATTATTGCGCCCCTCCTTTCTCCAACAATGCCTTTTGATATTCGGCGGACTGCAATTTATCAGCCAAAGCAAACAACATATCGTCCGGGATTGCCTTAACATCGTACTTTGGTTTATCGTCGTCGGTCGTGGCGTTATATCCGGGTATCTCAATTTTAACGGGTGCATCAAACCCTAACATCTTTGCCCTGCGTTGCTGAATGTTCAAAAGCAAATCCAAAAACCGGGGGTTCCCGGCGGACGTTTCGGTTGCGGTTTCATTGTACCCGTAATATTCCGGGTCGCCGTCCTCGGCATCGGTTTTGATTGGTCGCCACTTGTTGGTTTTCTCTTTGGTGCGCATCTTTCCGGTTTTCGACGCCTCCCACGCCTCCCATGCTTGCACCTCCATTGCATCTAATTTGCGCAATTCCTGTGTAACATAATCGTCGATATTATCCAACCGTTCCCGCTTCCATTCGATAAGGGTTTGTTGTAAGTCGTAATAAACCATTGAAAGCGTAATTGTGTAACCAACGCCCCGGTCGGACAAATCCCGGTTCAATGCCTCGGTTATTTCCCGATAAGTATAACCACGTAAAAACAGATTGGAACAATACGCAATATCATACGCCCGTTGTTCCTCGGTACGCTTGTTATATCCGGCGGGTTTCCGGTTCTTATTACCCGTTTTCAATTTTTCCATTTTTCAACCTCTTTTAATGTTCAAACGGGGTAAAAAATAGACCTTTGCGCCTTTTTGCTTTTCCGTCCTTTTGGTTCCTCGGTTCCTTTGTCCCTTTTCCCCTTTGGTTCCTTTCCGGCTCTCTATGTCTTTTCTTATCCCGTCCCTCCTTAAAACGTGTTTACCCTTTTACAAGTTATTTGCGGGGAATTTCCATTTTAAGAGGCTTTTGTTATTAACTTAATACTTTTATTGTCTTAATGGTTATCTTTCAACCACGGGGCAAATTTACGGCTTTTCCGGTGCATTGCCAAACGTTTGTTCTCTCTCACATATAAACGGCAAAACCCCGGCTTTGTTTCCGGGGCTGATTGCCTAATTGCTTATGCCTATTTCGTACCTACCATTTGAGCAACGAAAATGCGGTTGGGTTCCACGGGGGTTGGTGTATTCCGTTCCCCCTTTCATTTCTTTTATTGCCAAACATACCGGGGCGGGCTTTCCATTTACCGGAAATTCCGGGTTAAAATATCGACACGTTCCGCATATCTTTTCGGGCTTCGATTGTCCGGGGCAATTACTTTTTCCCATTGTTGCCCCCTTTCCTTTTGTTCTTTGCCCGGCGTTTATCCCGTGGGTTCCTTTTCGGCATTTCGACCCCGTGTATTTTTACTTTGGAACCGGGGAACATCTTGCCGAAAAATTCCGCCACTGCTCGCACATCCTTTGGGACATCGAACGCCTCCGGCTTCTTATGCTCCGGGCAAATCCCCCGAACTGGGAAATTGTCGCAATCCTCATTCCGCACAACCTCGCCCGGCTTATCGGCTTCTTTGAACCCGTGCCAATTGTCCCTCCGTGCGGACGCTTCGGCGAAATTCTCCATTGCTTCAACTGCGACTTTCACCAATATGTAATCCGGGGTATCGTTAAAATGCGCCTCCAAAGAATTACGGTTGATAACCTCGGCATTCTCTTTCAAAAATTTTTCTCTTTTGTTCATCGCTTTATTGATTTTTAGGTTTGTACTCTTGGCACGGCATAACGCCGCACGATTGTTCGCATTTGAACGCCTCGCAATAACCGTTCCCGTTGACATCCTCGTTTGTAAAGTTGGCGCAATTCCCGCATCCCTTATCGCCGGGTTCTTTCGGTACGCTTACGCCTTTCGGCTCAAACTCCCGGTTAAACTCTCTTTCCGGAAGGATTGCCAATCGTCCGTCCGGCTCCCGGACAATGTAGTACGTTTCCGGGGCGTCAATGAAAATGCCGTTGCCGTCCGTGAACGAATAAACCGCCCGCCCGTTTGGGGTTCTCGGTATCGTCATGGTTCCGCCTCCGGTAAATCTCAACAGGTCGTCCAAATTGTCCCGGCGTACCTGTATTGCGTCAACTTCTAACAACGTGCGGCAATATCGGGTTCCCGCCGTGGCGTCCGGCTCAACTAACCGGGTGCGGATTTGTTCCGGGTATTCCTCCGGGTCGTACTTCATATAAACCGACTGCATACCATCGGCATAAAAGAACTCAATAAAACGGTCGCCCAATCGTCCCCGGATTGCTTGTTTTAACGCCTCAATCCTTTGCGCCTCCGGGGTATCGTTTCCCTCACTACCATTTTGCGCCCAACTCAAACGTATTGAGGTATCGGACGCCGTAACCTCAATTTCTTGTTTTGTTATATCCTCAATCATTGCGCACATATCGCAATCAAAGGGGCTTAATACTTGTTTGTTCATCGCTCTAAAAATTTATTTGTTATTACTATCCGGGGCGGCTTTAACCTTAACCCCGGCAATTGTTCCGTTATAATTAAATTCCAATGTTTCGACGCCCTTAAATCCCCCGACGATACGCAACAAACGCCAATAAATCGTTTTCCGGTCGCTCCTATGGAATTTATCGCATTGCCTACCAATTCCGGGGCAATCTTCCCTTTTGATTTTGCAGCGAACGCAACGTTGCGCAAACATTGTGGAATTGTTGTTGGCTAATCGTGCATCCGCCGCCGTCCATATCTCGGCAATCAATACCATACCCCGGTAAACGCAACGTTCGCCGGGGCGGTATTCTCTGTTTGGGTCGAACGGTTCGGGTTGCTTTACTCTCATTCTTTGCCCGCTTCGTTTACATAGTCAAACAATGCGTCCAAATCTTCCTTTGCGCCTTTTACGCAAATTCGTACCCTATCGCCACCCGCTAATGCGGTTTCGACAATCTCACAATTATACCGGGGGGCGTTTATCTGTATCATTGCCGCCGTGGTATTCGTTACAAACTCGTTTCTTTCTTCCATGCTCTCGGATTTTTGTAGTAAATAAAATGTTTCCGTTGGTTCGTTCTCGCTTTGGCACGCCCCCAACAAAAGCGTTGCCAAAGATAACAATAAAATCTTTGCTTTCATCGTTTTACCTTTCTTTTAATCCATATAAACCGTATGCCAATGCCGACAAACAATATTTTTGCCTCAATGTCAACGTAACGGTCGTAACCGTTGACCGCATCCACAGACACGCCGGGAATAATAAACCAACTCTTATATTTCCAATATTCCCGGACGTAAACAGATACGCCAACCCGTCCGATATGAAACCCAATTTGCGCCGTATGTACGTCGCCATTGTTGCGGATAATTCCAACTTGTTTTTTACTCATTTCCTTTTCTGTTTAATAATTCGTAACTCTGTTTATCAACTACCAACGCCCGTGGGTATTCGGTTATTACGCCTTTGGTATATACGAGATTATAGATACCCAATTGCCCCTTAATTGGAAACTCAACAACCCGCCGGGGGTTCCGCATCATCCAACCGAACCCCTTTGTAATGCTTTTGCGTTTTTCCGGGGGTATGCGTGTATTCTCCCAATCTTCCGGGGTAAACTCGGCGACGGGCTTAACGTCGTATAATTCGACCAACCCCAACGTTACGCCGTTTTCATATCCGGGGATAACAGGATTGGCGGACGAACAAACCATTAAATCGCCCCGGTACGGCGTGTTTTTGCTTCGTACCTCAATACACTTTTCGCCGTAAACAATCCCGTTGTCCTCATACGCCGCCGTTACCAACTGCGTTGCATACGGATTTTTGACGGTTAACGCCCGCCAACGGTCGTGTTGGGCGGGCTTGTAATCTTTGTTATTAAATTGCATAATCGTTATTTTCTTCGTTAAACAAATCGTAATTCGCCGGGACACAATAACCGGGCAATAATTCCCGGTCAATCCCGGACGCATTTACAAAACTATCTTTCCAATATATCCGGGGCGTCTTATTCGGGTGCGCCTCCCAATATTCGGCGACGTCGTTATAAAATCCCAACGTTTCCTTTTTCGTGTATCTGCAACCGCTTTGTAACCCTATTTTAAACAGGTCAACGAACGGGTACGACAAAGCAATTACAGAAAACGCCCGGTCAAACATTCCCGGCGGTATTGGTTCCACGCTTGCAAAGGTTGGGAACCCGTGGCGTTTTGCCCGTGCCAATGTATTTATCCGCATACGGTTTGGGCTTGCGTTGGGTTCTAATTCATCGCACCCGGTCAACGTGGAACCAATAGCAATGCGGGATTTATCCCAACCCTCGGACGCCTCGGCAAAGTCGATTAAAATATTGATACCCTCGGCGCATTTGCTCAATACTTTAACCGGGACGCCGTGGCGTTGACAAACGCCGATTGCTTGACGGGTCAAACGTTGGGTTTCCGGTAACAACGGGTCGGTTGTAAATGAAAAGAACAACCCCGTTTTTTGCAATTCGTCCTTATGCTTCAATAACTCATTCGTAAATATATCCAATGCGTATGGATATTCCCGCAATGCCTTTTTCAATTCCGGGGTATTGCCGCCCAATATCTTTGCCCCAATACCTTTGCGCAAATAACAATACGTGCATCCATTGGAACAACCAACGTAAAAATTGGCTGCATTCTCGGCGTATTCCGCCGCTTTCCCTTTTGGGCTGTAAATAACCCGTCCGTTTATCGCTCCCATACTCAAACAGATTAAAACGGCAAATCGTAGCCGGGTTCATTTGGTGCGGGTGCATCCGGCACGGGCGGCGGCGGGGCTTGCGTTCCGGCTCCGGTTCCTTTGGGCGTCAACATTTCCATATCTGTTGCAACAATCTCGGTAATATAACGTTTCACGCCTTGCGCATCGTCATAACTCAGGGTTCTTAATTCCCCCTCAATATAAAGTTTATCGCCCTTTTTAACGTACTGATTGGCAACTTTGGCTAACCCATTTTGCAATACAATGTTGTGCCACTCTGTACGCTCCGGTATTTCCCGCCCGTCCTTTGTCGTAAACCCTCGTTTCGTTGTTGCCAACGAAAAGGTCGCAACACAACCGCCGTTCTCAAACTCTTTAAAATCCGGGGCTTTTCCTGTACGCCCCAATAAAGTAACTTTGTTTACACTCATAATTATTTGAATTTTACGCCATCGAATAAATACATTTTCTTATTATCAGACCAACCCGCCGCCATATTTAAGGCTTTCCGGTCGTCGTCGTGTACAAACTCGCAATACCACGAATTGCCGCCAACGTTCGCTTTTTCTTTCAGTCGTACCAATTTGCCGACAATGTATCGGGTAAACTTTGCGTAACCGCTTACGTCCGATATATGGATAATGCGACGTTCGGCGTTTATTTTTGGCAATTCTTCGATTTGCGGGGTTTTTCCCTCGGTCGGATATCTTTGTACCCTTTGAAAATCTCGCTTAACAGACGACCGGGAAATTGCCCCGTAATCGGTTTGCCTCTTTTTGGTTCTCATTTTTTATATCTCCATTTATAACCCTTATGCAAATTCCCTTTCCCCTTACATACTTTACAAATCGCCGTTGCGGAAAAATTCCCTTTCCGGGCTGCCTCTTGTATGCTAACAAACACATTTACAACAATACCGTTTTTTATTTGCTCAATCGCTTTTTCGTGGTGTGGTTTTGCTTTTCTTCCAATCCATTTAGATTTTGTTATTGGGTTATTCTGATTTTCTTTAACTGTAACCCAACGCAAGTTGTCCGCATGGTTATTGGCTCGGTCGCCGTCGATATGGTCAACACATGGTTTGTTTTCCGGGTTCGGAATGAATGCCGCCGCAACTAATCTATGAATACGAAACATTTTACCTATTCCGTTTTTCCATAAACTAATTATTTTATATCCTTTCAAATATGCACCTTTCATTAAAAACGCATCTTTTTTTAAGGAACGAACATTGCCATAATTAGAAATTTGATAATGCCCTTTGTAACCCTCAATATCTTTCCAAATTTGCATATTCATTTTTCATTAATTCAATCAATCTAATGTTACCGGGATATATACGCATTTTCGTTTTATCTCCATTTTCCCAAAGTGAATGATGTTCAAAACATAATATATTAATATTTCTTGCATCGTGCGCCATTTCCGGGTATGCTCCACGGGTCAAAATGTGGGAACAATAAACGGCGGAATAATTCCGCAATGGCTTTAAACATTCCTCGCATTGGTGCGATTTATTATCCCATACCCAACGGAAAAACCGTTCATTTGCCGCCATGATATTTACACCACGCCCGAAAACACAATGTCCGAACAATTCCCGTTGTATCTCAACCCTCAAACGAATATCCATTGTAAAATGCTTTATATCAATCAGGGGATTATACCCCCGATTGATACAATATTGGTATTCGTCCCGGTCTGTCAACAAATACGGTTCCATACTCTTACATTTCCGCCGTTTCGTCGTTCGGTTCCGGGTCGTCCGCCGGGTCGTTAATATCCGGGAACAATCCGTTGTCCTCTATCTTTTCGGCATTCAATCCGGGTGCGGCTTCGCCATCAGCCCCGAACAACTCCAATTGCGCCTTTTTCCCTTTGAAAAGAAATGCGTAAACCTCGGTTTCAATGTCCGCAACGATTTCTTCCAATTCTTCCTCAAAACCGAACGTTTCGGTATTGAATTTCAGACGGGGCGAATTTATCGCCGTCTTTTGGTTGTTGGATACCGTGAACAATCCCGTAAGGACGACCCCAACGTTATCGTCTTGACCGGAATAGGACACGCCCCGAACCTCAATGTTTTTCAATATTTCGTCGGCGAAATTGCGGGCGACCTCCTTTTGGTTCTTGTTCGCCTTAAAATCGTCGGTTTCGACCATTGACAAAAAGGACGTGATATTGAAAATACGTCCCATGATTGGGCGCAATCGGTCGAAACATTCCCGCAAATCGGGGTGTATGTCCTTTGCGCTCTCGACGTGGTATTTGTTCGTATAACTTTCGTTGCCGATTGTTTCGGTAACTTCATAATGTACGTCTAACCCGCCGTCCTTTAATGTCTTGACTTTCGACAATGCAAACGCCTTTTCGCTTGGTATCAACATAACGTTTGCGGCTTTTTTTTCTTCGCTCATATTGTAATATTATTTGTTGCCGGGAACCCGCCCGGCACGGTTTTAATCAAAATTCGTTTTCGTCCAACAATTCCCGTGTCTTACTATTCGACGGAACCGCCGGGCATTCCGGTTCCGGGATTGGTTCCGGGGCGGGTTCCCCGGTTCCGATTGGTTCCGTTACCGGGTTGGGGTCGTGGAACTCAATATTGCGCCCGCCTTTGGGCTTTTCCGGCTCAAATTGGGCTTTGAGTTGTTCCGCCGGGTATTCCTTTTGCGCTAACTCAATAATCCCCAAATTAACCAATTCCGGGACGCAACGGCGCAACGCCCTTATGTCCTCTAATGCGTCATGCGCCGGGAATGTTTCGCCGGGGAATAACTTACTATATAATTCCTCTAATTTGGGATATTTTCCCGGTCGCCCGTTTGAATACAATGCGCCGACAAACTTAATCGTTTTCATCATTGTATCAATGCGTTTGCCCTTATGTAATGCGTCCTCAACGTGTGCGTCGTAATATTCCCGTCCACAATAGCGCAAAACGTTTGCTTTTAACATTGAACTATCAAAGTAAATGTTGTGCGCACATACAAGCGGGGCGGCGTTGGCATCCGCTAAAAATTCATCCACAACCTCGGCAAACGGCACGCCCTCGGCAATTGCCCGTTCGGTTGTTATACCATGAATTGCGGTTGTTTCCGGGGGTATCTCGTAATTATCGGGTTTGATAATATAACTTTTTTCCTTATCGCCCAACGACCATGCCAATTGGACGACGTGCGGGAATTGCTCAAAATCCGCATCCCATTTCAAACCCTTTGCCGGAACCCCGGTTGTTTCACAATCAAAGAAACAAACATCTTTCAAATCAATTTTTTGCATAACCTTAAATATTAAATCGTTAATTACTGTTTTCGCTCTCATTGCGGTATTTATCCCGCTTTTTTTCCAATTCCAAAACGTCCCGGTTTTCGTCTATATACTTTTGGACGTCCCGGTTACAAAACGGTTTTCCGTCCAACCAAAGCAAATGCCAATACGGTACATTTTCCATCGGTTGCCCCTTAAATTTACCTTGCGGCATCGGGGATTTGTCGTTTAATTCCATACTAAAAAAGTCTTTTTTGCCCGTCCTCGTTGGGGGTTTGTTCAACATATTTTGCCCGTGTAATCCAAACGCACCCGCACCGCAAACACTTTATCCGGCTGTAATGCTTTGGCGTGTATTCGTGGCGGATAATCCGCCAACCCGCCAACGGGTAATTTTTCCGCTTTCCGTTACACTTGCAAAACATACCTACAACGTTCGGGGGTCGTCAATAAATGTATTGTATTCCTCGGCGGCTATCTGTTTGAGCGTTTCGATATGTTCGATTAACTCGGCGTTCGACAAATCCGCCACGGTGCGCAAATCGTGGGAATATACCCCCGTTTCCTCGTTGACCCGTTCAACGTACATAATTGGGGAAAATTCCCGCAAACGTCGTTCGGTTTGTTCCTCTGTAAGACGTTCGCCCGCCTCCCAAATTGCGTGCTTAAACGTCGGTACAACATAGTTAAAATAATACCCTTTCAAAGCCTCGGACGAACCGGGCGACGCTACAATGAACCGGGCGATAATGCGGGAACCTTTCCAACCCTTGAAAAACTCGTTTAATTCCCCCATGTACATTGCCAACCCGCCGTTATTGTTTATTGTCCCCGTTGCTGTTATTTCTCGCTTTTTCATCGGCTATTAATTTTTTCATTGTCTTATTAAACGCTGTCATTCCGATTGTATGGATAACGTCCCGTTCCGCCCGTGATAACTTCGTTTCTCGCTTATCCAATATCTTTGCAAACGTAACGACAAATTCGCCCGGCTCCAACAATCCGGCATTGTGCAACCCGTCGATTGGGTGCGCTTTCAAATGCTCGGTTGCTTTCAATGCTTTGCGGGCTTTTTCCCGACTTTCCCATATTTCCCGAACCTCGGCGGCGGCGTTGTCATAAAACAACCGCATTTTCAGAACGTCGGCAATTGACAAATCAGCCACGGCGGTTGGTTGCTCTTTTTCCGGCTCCGGTTCCGTCGTAACGGGTGCAACCTTACCGTTATTCACTCCATAACCGAACAACGCAAAATCCCCCTTTGTTGGGTCGTCCGGGAATATCTCGGCGAAACGGTTGGTTATCTCAATGGCTGTTTGCAAATCCGGCGTCCGACGTTTTACAAGCCCCAACCGCAATGCCTGTTTATGTACGTGGGTATCTAATGGAATGATTAAATTATGGGGGTCGCAAATCGTCCACAATCCAAAGTCAACCGGGGAACCGTGGCGGCACATCCAACGCAAAAACATACATAAGCGTTTGCAACCGCTTTTCGTTTCCATATCCGGCACGCCCTTAACATCGCCGAAAAGACGTTGCAATTGTTCCAACGGACGCCCGCCCGGTTGCGCTTGCAATGCCTTTTCCATGTTCTCAAACTTACTATATACGTCAAACAAGCGGGCGCAAAGGTCGTGAAAATCGGCGTATGTAAACGTTCTATAAAAATTCTCTTTACTGCCTTTGTATTGCTTCCATTCCGGGGCGGCTTCCTGCGTATCGGTTCCAACAATGTAATGATACGGCGCACCCTTGAAAATTTCCCGGTCGATAAAATCCGCCTTTTGGATTATCTGTTTGCGGGAACCCCACGCAATCCACGCCGTAACAAATGCGCTAATCTCAATATTTACCCGGCTATCGTAACGGTGCGGGATTTGCACCGGGTCGGATTGGATAAACTCGGCGGTTTCGTATTGTTCCGCCCAACGTTTCAAATTATCGTTCAATGTATATGCCATTGTTTTAGATTTTAAGGGGACGGAAAGCCCGCCCCCGGTTATTATTAGTTTTCTGTGTATTCCTCAACAACTAAATCGGTTTGTCCTCGCTTCACTTCCTCAATGAACCCTTGAAAACCGTTTTGTTTAGCAATGTCAATGATTGCTTGCAAACGCTTTTCGCCCAAACTTTCGCCCCTCGCAATGCGGAATACCTTAACCGTCGGATTGCTTGCAATAATCAGTTTGGCGGCGACCTCCATAATTTGACTATCTGAAACTTTCCCGGCGACGAACGGCACGCCGTTTAACTCTAAACCGTCGTCCGTGAACGAAAGCCCGGCAATCGGTAATTTGGACGTTGCAATAAGTGTTTCCCTTTCCTTTGCCAATGCGCCTAATTTGTCCTCAAACGTGCGGGCGGTTTTCTCGGCGGCTTCCTTTTGTTTCTTTTTTGCCATGTAATCCACAACCAACGCATTGATACGGTTGTGTTCCTCGGCTTTTTTGAGTTGTTCCGCCGTGTCTAATTGTTCCGGGTTATTGGCTTCGTATTCCTCTAACCATTTGTCGGCATTCGCTTTACGTTTCACAAACTCGGATTTGTCATTTACGATAACTTGCAACGTTTCCTTATAATCGTTTTCAATGGCTTTTTTGTTGGCTTTCGCATCTTCTTTGGCTTTTTCCAACCGGGCGTTTGCCTCGGCAATTATCCGGGCAACTTCTTTTTCCTCGGCGGCTAATTTGTCGTCGATTGCCTTAATATTACTTTTTCGGGTTTCTTCCGCCTCTTTAATTCGTCCGGGGATTGCCTCCAATTGTTCAATCCTTTGTTGCCGGGCTTGGCGTACCGTTTTCGCTTTCTCAATCAACCGGGCATTTTCGTTTTGCTCTTCCATCAACGCCGTAATATCCTTTTTCTCGGCATACGTTTTGACGTCGCCGGGTTTCAATTGCTTTTCAGCGTTTGCGCAAATGGTTGTGTACGTCTTAACCTCGGCGTTGGCGTCCTTTCGTTTGTCCTTAACGGTCGTAACCTCGGCGTCAATTTCTGCAATTCGGGTGCGCACCTTTTCCGGCAACAAAGCCTTTACAACCTCAATTTGTTTGCGGCGTCCCTCGGCGGTTTCACTCCAACGGGAAAACTCCACGGCGTCAAAATCTTGGTAGCCGAAAATCTTTTGCAACATTGAAACGTTATCCGAACGCATCCCGGTTGTTTGTGATTTTATGGATAACGTCCCACGTGGGTTGGCTTTGGTAAACTTTAATTCGACTTCGTAATTTTCGCCGTCGTTACCTACAACCATTTTTGCAAATCCTTTGTCCTCGCCATTTTTCAACACAGCGTCCCGGTTCCCGGTCAACATTGCGCCGATTGCTTTTAAAAGGGTTGATTTGCCTAACTCATTGTCCCCGGTAATGAAATATACATTACCCTCAAAATCTGCGTTGAACTCTTTGATAACTTGAAAATTCAACAATTCCAATTTCTTAATATACATCGCTCTTTAAATTTATTTATTTCCCGGAAATCGCCGGGTCGTTATGTTCCCATTTATAACCGTTGTATGTTTTTCTTTTCCCGTTACATACCTGTAATATTACATACTTTTGCCAAGGAAAAACACACGCATCTAAAATATTATCAAAACATACAATATTACCTAATTTATCAATACGTTTAACGGGATATAATTTTGATACACGTTTAACGTTCTCAAATTTTAGGTTCTCGCCAATAGTACACCAACGTAAATTATTAACATGATTATTTAATTTATTCCCGTCGATATGGTCAACACATGGTTTATTGTCCGGGTTGGGAATGAACGCCAAAGCAACCAATCTATGAACCCGCATAACTTTTAAACCATTGATTTTTAATTTTACAGTCATATAGCCACCGTTCAAATAAGGCTTTATTTCCTTATCATTTTGCGTTATATTGCCATTTTCAGCAACGTAACAATCATATTCTATTAAGTATTTACCTTTTTTCATGCCGCAAATATATGTAAAATAATGGATATACCAAAACTTTTATTTTTTATTTTCGGTTATTTTTTTATTTTCCGCAATAAACGCCCTATAATAACACATTTACCCACGCCGTCAAACTCAACTAACATATTGCCGTTGCGCCCTCTTATACATTTACCATCAGAACGACGAACCGCCCGGCACGGCATACGTCGCAATTCTGGGCGGGTCAATCGGTCGCCTAAATAGATATAATCCATTTCGTCCATATCAAAACAATTTCATTTGTGTATCGGTCAATACAGCAACGACCGCATCAACTTTGCGTTCCCAACTTTCCAACGTTGCCAATTTCTCCGGGGTTGGGTTCCGCTGGCAACGCCGTTGGTTGTGCCGCATCTGTTTTACCATTTCCGCCAAATCTTTTGCCGTTATTTTTTCGGGATTTTCGATTTGCGGGGCTTTTGTTTCGTATGCCATATAAATAACCATTTGAATAATTAAACGCCCCTACGGGCTTAAAATAAACGGTTGTGCATTTGTTGGGGCAAATTTTCCAAAACCCAACGGGGGTTATTCTGCAAAATGAACCGTCCAAAGTGCATTATTAACGTTGCGTCCGCATTCCACAACGCTGGGGCAATTTCCGGGTATAATTTCCCGGCAATATCCCGGAACCGTCGTTTGCGGTCTGCCTTTTCCTCCTTTTTCCCTTTTACCTTGATACGCAATTTAAGGTCGTTTTGCCACTTCATAGCATTAACTAAAACAAACGGTATTTCGGCAACGGTTATTATGGCTTTCAAATGCTCAAAATTTTGCAACATCTTTTGTATGCGGTACAATTTACCCATGTTTGCCCCCATATCGCCAACCGTTACGTCGTCCGGGCGAACGCTCAATTTTTCCAAAAAGATAATCGGGGTTGCTATCTCTTTATAATAGTTGAGAAAATCCCGAATCTCGTTTATGTCTTTAGGCATCTTAATTGCCGTTGCGTTGTGGTTGGGTCGCCAAACCACGATACCCCCATTGCTTCCGGGGTCTATGCCTATAATGCAATCTATTTTCATAACATCTTTTTTATTTGTTCAATCTTAATCAATCATTCGTCATACGCTTGCTTTGCAGTTATAAAACCGCTCTTTCTGTATCGTATTCCGTCGATTTGAATTTCATAATTATATTTCCCGGTTTGTTTATGCCGGGTTACTCCCTTATATCCGGTTGTGTTATCTCGGCGTATTCGCCTATTTCTATTATTTTCCGAATGAGTAACAAAACGGCAATTTTCCGGACTATATATCCCGTCGTTATCTATCCGGTCAATTTCTAAACCGGGGTTATATCCATTTTCTAAAGCCCAATTTTTGAAAGCATCAAAACAAAACCATTCTTTGCAAATAGTTATTCCACGACCTCCATAATTGTTATAATCCTTTCTTTTAGGATTATAACAACGGGCTTTTATACTTTCCCAAAGTCGGTACAACTTTGTTGCTGAAACTCTTTTTTTCATTTTTCAAAACTTAAATAATGATAGATATAAATTTCGTCTTTAATCATTCGGTCGAACGTCCGTTTAATCTCTTTACGCCGGGCAACCTCAAAGGCTGTATAATCAATTTCCGGGCTTTGGGTTCCTTGTTTACGAACGTGATAAACCGTAAATTCATTAACGAACCCACGGGCGGCACGTGCCAAAAATCGGTTATACGCTTCTTTCCGGTCGTCCTCGGTTTCTTTCACTTCATCCGCTAACCCAACGCCCAACAACCAATTATAAACAAACATTTCGTCGGTTAATCCAAACACTAAACGCCCGGTATATTTATAGCGCATAAAACACATTAAACAAGTCATAACCGATTGATTGCGATAATACCGGATTTGCTCCGGGCTTAACTCCTTTTTCGGTTCCGGCAACGCTGTATATGCTTTGCCGATAACTTGGTTTTGTTTCCGGCAATATGCGTTCAATACCTTTGCGAAATAATCGGCGTTGAATTGTTGGTAATGTTTCCGTTCGGCGTTCCCGTCCCTATCCTTTGGTAAATAGTCGTCCAATTCCCCGGTAATCAGCAATTCAAACGCTAATTTAACCTCCGACAATGTTAATTGCGAATAATAGCGTTTGAGCAAATCCAACAACCGGGTACAAATATACGTCCAATCGTCCCGGTTTTCCGTGGGAATGATAAACCCCACGTCCATTGCGATAAACCGGAACATTTGCCCGGTTTTGGCAATCAACGTTTCGTCGTCAATCTCGGCAATCTGTTTTTTTGTGGACGCCACGAAAATATACTTTTCAACCGGGGTTAATGCTTTTGCAACCTCCGGCAATTGTACCATTTTACGGCGAATCTCAATTGCTTTTATTCCGGGCTTTGGGTTGTATATTTCCAACGCCACATTTTGAACATTTGCTTTTTCCGGTAAATTTTCCATATTACAATTTACTTAACCATTGTTCATAAATATTATTTGCTACGTTTGCCATCATTACAGGCGGAACACTCATACCACATAAATAACCAATTTCCTTGTCATTCCCTTTATAATCCAAAGGGAATGAAGAAATTTTTATTATTTCGTTTCTACTTAAATACATTGGTTTTGTTTTTAATATCAAAGTCATGTGTTCTGCAGGCATTAATGTTGGTGCAACGCTTCTTTCATCAAAGAATTTAAAGTTATAAAAGCCTAGTTTATTGTATAATCTTTGATAAACATCACATAAACTTTTATCTTCAATTTTCTGATTATCCCATAAAAAACGTGTTTTTGAACCTTTTTTTATTTCTTTTCCGCCATAATCAACTATTTCTTTGAATAAAATAGGTTCCTCCTTAAAATTCATATCTATAAAAGGAACTAAATCAAATAAGTTTTTTTTATGTAGAAACTTATTTCCTATATCTTTTCTTATACATAAGAAAAAAAGCCTCTCCCTATTTTGAGGAACTCCCATATCAGAGGCATTTAAAAGAAAATGTTGACAGTAATAACCAGCTAAATCAAATTCGTGATATATCTTTTTTACATAATTCTTGGCATTTCCCATCAATAAACCTTTTACGTTTTCTGATACTACAATTTTGGGTTTTAATTTTTTTGCCAAATCAATAAAATCAAAGAAAAGAGTATCTAAGACTTGTTTTTTTTGCCCCTCCCTAAATTTCTTTTCTACTCCCCATGAATCTTCACGGCTCCCGGAAATACTAAATGTAGAACATGGAGGCGAACCGTCTAATATATCCAAATTATACAATTCTTCCGGCAATTCATTAGATTTTACCATATCCCTTATATCACATACGTAATTGTATTTAGGATTATTATTTCTTACATAACATTCGTTCATTTTTGGGTCTATTTCATTACAGCCTATTACATCAAATCCCGCTAACTTATATCCCATCGTTGAACCTCCTCCACATGCAAAACATGAAAAAACTTTTCCTTTGTCTTTCGTGAAATTTGCATCTTTCAACGTCCAATTGTAACTAAATCTATGTCCTTTTCCCATAATCAAAAATCATCATTTAAATATTTGACTACATCAGATACGTTTATCTTGGATTTGCTTTGTTGGAATTGCGGTTTCAAATGTAATTTGTTGCGTTCCACATCGCCACGGATAAAATTACGCACGGTCGCCAACCAACCGTTCTTTGTGCGTTTCATGTTTTTTTGGTCGCTCCAATCGGCGACGGCATGGAAATAATAAACCAAATCGACCTTTTCAAATTCCGGTGTCGCAAACTTACTTTCAAACTCTGAATAATCCACGCCAACGCCGTTTTCAAATTTAACCATTTTGTAAACGTCGGAATTACGGAATAACGTTTTTTTCTCCTTTGGTTCCTCAACCTTTTGTTCTTCCGGGAATAATTCCCCGACAACATTGTTGTTGGGGGTATTCTCATTATCATTTATTGTATTATCTATATTATTACTATTATACCCTAAACTTTCGTTTATGGGTACCCCTAAACTTTCGTTTATGGGGGGCATCAACTTTTGTTTAGGGGTATCAACTCCGGTTAATATCCTTGCTGCCTTTTCGGTAAATGTTAGTAACTCGTAATTTTCACCAAAACAATACAGAGTTTTGTTATACAATTCGCAATTAGGATGTTTTTGTAAAATTCCGGCTTTAATCAAATTATCAATACGCTTTATCATGCCTTGACTTGTCTTTATATTCAATAACGGCATTGCTTCCAATATTAACTTGTGGGAAATCCAAAAATATATTCCCTCCGGGGTGTGCATCTTAACGCAACTTGCACAATTGGCGAAATCTTTTATAAAATCAAAAATCGCCAAATCTATTAAATCTAAATCTAAACCGCTATTAACGGCGGCATATTGGTTTATTAATATCGTGTATTTCATAATATTGATATTTTATAAACATCCGGTTCTGCTACGGGCTGAACTGATTTTATTAATAATCCTTTTTCGCATAACCATTTAAGGCAATCAATTACAGTGCTTTTGTTTATCCCTAAACATTTGGATAAATACAAAATACCCTTTGAATACTCGCCATATCTAACACAATAGGCGTGTATCATTGCATACAACATTAACTTATTACCTTTCAAATGCAATTCGTTAATCCATTTGTTTTTTATAATAAAATCCATAATTAAAATATAAAAGCCCGCAATCCGGGCTACCACACACCGGAAAACGGGCTTTGCGCTAAATAAATTAGCAATACTTTGCAAACGGTGGTAGTCGTTTGTTTTATCGACGCAAATATAGCATTTTTTATTCATTATCCAATTGCTTTGCAGGTTCCCACGCTTTGCGCACTTTCAAAACATTATCCGCACTTTCATTAGGAACCAATGAGACAACAGGAAAGCGGGAACGGTCTCCCGGCTTTTGAGTTGTGGCAAATTGTACGTTCAAATCAAAGATAATGCCTTTGCAAAATCCCCGTTCCTCTAACATACCGTCGAACGTTTCCCGGATTTGCGGAATTGTGGACGCCGTGCCTTTTGTGGCGAATTGCCAAACCCCGGCAACCCCACGAACCAAAGGAACAATAAAGTTTAGCGTTAATGTAACCTCCCAACCGTCGCAATCGGGTTGGCGGCTCTTTTTGTTCGGGTAACGCTTCGTTATCGACTGCATTAAGTTTGGGTATTTCTCCGTTGTCAATGTTTCGTATTTCTTTCCGTCCCATACTTGGAACGTATCGCCATCGCCCGCCGCAATCAATCGCCCGTCGTCGTCCCGGTATTCGTAACGCTCGTTACATACTTTTGCCGGGTCGTCGTCCGGGAAAACAATTTGTATTGTTTGCGGCTTTTCGCCGTATGCTTGCGTAAATAACCCGGCATACTTTCCCGTTGGTATGAAGTAATCAACGCTTTGCGGATAACCGTTTGCGTTTTTCATACCGATTTTTATTTGTCCGACACGGGGCAAAATCAAACGGGTTTTTTCCGCCTCCGGTCTAACAATTCTACCTTTTATATTTCCATTCATAACCTTTATGTTTTTTGCGTAATCCTTTGCAACATCTTACTATTAGCGAATTATTAAAACCGTCCCTTTCTGCCAAATTTATAGATTGGTATTCTTTAATAACAACGCCATTTTTAAGCATTAAAACCGCTTTTGATAAGTGGTTATTGGCTCCAAATTTACCCGTCATTGGCTTACTTGCGCTTTTAGATTGCCGTTGTTTTGTAATCGGATTATTGTTATTTTCCGAATGTGTAACCCAACGCAAATTATCCACATGGTTATTAAACGGGTTCCCGTCGATATGGTCGATACATGGTTTATTTCGTGGATTATCAATATATGTTTCGGCAACTAATCTATGAACATAGATAGTATATTTTATACCAAAATTATAAAGACAAACGCACAAATAACCCTTACGCAAAAACGGCTTTAATTCTTTCCCCGTTATTTTAGAGAAAACAACGCCGTTTTTGTTTATCAAATAGCAATCAAATCTTTTTATCGTTTTCATATTTCGGGGTCGTCGTTCAACAATCTTTTCTTATTCTCGTTTTTGGGCTTTTTTGGCGCATTTGCGGGCTTTTGTTCCTTTTCCGGTGCAACTGTCCGTTTTGCCGCCTTTCGTCCCGTGGCGGGCTTCTTTTCCGCCTCCTTTGCCTTTTTGGGCGCACGTTTAACAATGGTTGTTTTCTTTGGCTCCTTTTCCGGTTCCGGTGCATCCGCCTTGACTTTCTCGGCGGCGTCCGTGTTTTCGTCCGGGGTCGCCTCCTTTGGGGCTTTCGTTTTAATCAATTCCGCCAACGATAAGGATATTACGTTTTGCGTCAAATCGGGTGCATTATCCAATAAAACCATACCATTAACCGACGTAAACGTATTATCTTTCTTTTCGTCCTCAATGGCTGCAATTTCTAACAGATACGGGATTTTCCGTATATTGGGGCTATCCGTTTGTTCTTTCAAATTGTACGACGGACGTTTGCGCCAATCTTTCGGGCTGAAATTGAAAATACGTGTAACGGGGAATTGTTCAAAATTGACGTTCCACATATCCCGATACATTCCTAATTGTATTTCGCTTTCCTCGTAAAACCCTTTGCGTCCGCTCTTAAAATCGACGATTGCGTTAATACGTTCGTCCCCGCCAATCTTTGCCAACATGGTACACGGGCAATCAATCATTCCGGCATACTTGTAATATGGATGCACCAACGCAATTTCAACCGCCAACGGGCGTACATCATAATCCAATACGAATTGAGCAAACGCCAATACGTCCTTTTTCAAATCGTCGGCGTAATAAATAAAGTCGTCCGGCAATCGGTAAACCTCAATATATTCTTTTAGTTTGCCTTTCAGCCCGTCCAAATCATAAGCCCGGTTAATTAATAATTCCTCAAATGCGGCGTGCATGAATGTACCATACGCCGCCCGTTCGCCTTTGTATCGTTCCGCTTCCTCAATTCCTTTGCTTGCAATCCATTGTATCAAATGCGGGGCTTTTGGCAACGTTTGGGATAATATCGTTGTAACCGACGGGAAAAACTCCGGGTTCCCGTTCTCGTCGTATCGGTAATAGTAGCGGTGTCCCTTACTATTCAATTGCCAAACCTTGTACGGGGGTTCAATCAACGTTTTTTCATCAAAAAACATTGCCGTCATTTCCTCAACCGTCATGCCCGGCAATATCTCAAATATTCCGGTTGGTTGCTTAACCTCGACCGCTTCAAACGGGGGGATTATTTGTTGTTGTTCCTCGGTAATTTCCGGGAATTGGTCGGCGGGAACGGCTCCCAAATTTTCGACCGTCTTTTGTACCGGGTTTTCCGGTTTCTTTTTGTTCGCTCTCATTTTCTACTCTTTTTTAATTCTGAAAATCCACATAATACCATTACGGCACACATACCCGCAAACATCAATTGCCACGGGTTCCACAATGCGCCAATCAGACAAACAACGCCCAACGTTCCAAACGTCGAAATAATCGCTTTCGCTTGGAACCTATCGGAAAACATAACGTCCGCCATACGTTCAAACCATTGTAACCCGTTATTCTTCATATCCAAACAAATAATTAGGGGTGCAATTACACATTTCGCAAATGATAACAACCCATTCCGGGCGTATCTGTTTGGTCGTACCGTTACATAAGTTAGTCATATTAACTTGTTGTGCGCTTTCGGTGCGTCCCTCCCATAAACGGGCGGCAACCTCTTTTTTATAAACTTTAATTCCGGCGGTTTGCGCCCGTGCGATTGCCTCGTTTACTCTTAATTTCGTCATTTCTGCCATTTCTTTAGTCTTTTATTGTTAATAACTCGGTTCGTTGCTCTCTTTGTGTCCGCAATGCGTACACGTCATTTCCTCCCAAATTGCGGTATATTCCGGCGGGGTCAAATATCCGTCGCCTCCGGTCTGTTTATATTCCCCGTCGGTAACTTCCATTTCGCCGCCGCACTCCGGGCAATCGTCGTTACCCATTAAATCCAAATCCGGTACAATGAAATATACCCGTTTCAGATATACGCCCAACGCCTCGGAAATTGCCGCATAACAATTGGCGGTTTGTTCCTCGGTTACGTCCTCGTTTATTGCATCGAAAACGGAAACGCCCCAATTTTCCGGGGTGTCCTCAATAACTTTGTTTTTGAGTAATTCCGAAATGATAATTTCGGCAACTTGGTTGGCTGTTTTCCCGCTATCGGTCGCCAATCTCTTTAATAAATCGCTCTCTTTTATTCTCATATCTTTGCCGGGTACTCCCCCGGTGGGTTTTTGTTTCTGCAAAAGTACAAATAAAATCTATATTACCAAAAACAAAACCTTTGAAAGTTTTATTTGTTCACGTTGGACGCTTGTAATACAGATAAAAAGCACTAATTTTGTTGCACCGCATAACCTTACAACATCGCTCTCGGTTACTGCGTATCAACCCCCGGCGTTACTTCATTGCGTCGGGGGTTTCTCTTTTAATCATGTATTCCAAATTCACAATCCCCCCATTGGTCGAAATCCGCCCCGTCATAACTCAACGGGTAACGTTCCGGTTCCGGGCAATCCGTCCAACATTCCCGACGTGCATTATTTACGGCGACCCGTTCCGGGTTATATCCGGGTTTATTCTTTTCCCTCAATTGGGCGGCGCAACTCTTACAACAACAACGTCCCCAACCTCGGCGTAAATTCCGGGTATCGGCGTTGTATTCTTTGCCGCAATTGTCGCAATTCCTTTTTATCATTCCCATATATTAACCCTTTGTAAATCCCTTAAATGCTACATGGTAAACGTCGTATTGTTTCCCGGTAACATAGAACTCAATCATACGGTTGGCGTTTCCGACGTCGTTTATTGCAATAGTTGGGTACGGTTCCCCCGGCAATTGGTTATAATCGCTTTCAATATCCCGGAACCCCTCCGGGAAATCTGAACGGTCGGCGGAAAAATACCGGGTTAAACTCTCTTTTATTCGGTTCAACATTTCGTCGCCGTGCGGCTCAAAATGCGCTTTTATCTTATCTTGTTTTCTTAATGCAAATCGCATGGTTTCCAAATATTTTTTTGAAACGTCCACGACCTTTGCGCACGTTTCCGGGTTAAACATTCCTATATGCGTGTATTCCGTTGGTAATCCCAATTGCTCGGATAACCATTTGTAAGCCTCGGAACGCTTCATTAATTTACGCTTATATATTTCGTCAAAATATCGGTGCGCCTCAATCTTACATCGGCGCAACTCGGCGTTTGCTAATCGACCCTTTGCCCGGTCGGTTCCCGCATGAACGCCAACATAAGCCCGGCATTTAGGGCAATAGTAAATCATTCCGTAATCAATGCCGTAAACCTCAATACTATTTTTGTACTCGGTTGGAATATGGCAATACGGGCAAATCTTACCTTTCAACATTTCCCGTTGTTCCTCTGTTAATATCATTTTCGCCCTCCTTAATCACTTTACAATACTTATAATATTGGTCGTGTCGGCTCTCAACTCGGCACATCAACCCAATATCGTTGCCGTCTAACAATAGGTTCAACACATCGCCGGGATTGTGCCGGGTATAAAGCAAAAATAACCCGCCGTTTGCATTTTGGATTATCTTATACACATCTTGACTTAATCGGTAACGTTTCGTTTTGTTCATCGCTCTAAATGGTTATGCCGGGGGATTGCGCCCCCGGCTTGGTTATTACTGCAAATACGCAATTGCGTTTAATCTCTCTTTTTCCTTTGTCGCATATTCAACGTTTCGGGCAATCCATTGTTCGGCGGGGTTTTCGGCTATCCATGTACTCCGATAATCCGGCGTAAAGTATGCGATTTGTTTTTTATACGCCTTTTCCGGGTTTGCCAATATTTCCGTCGCATGGCTCAACCGTTTGCCGTGGTCGCCTTTGCCGATTAAATCCAAACGACCGAAATAAAACGACCCGTCGGCGGTACACGCCACATATTCACGGGCGGACGTTCTTTTTGAAACAATCGCTTTACTATCGACGTCAATAACTTGGTACTCGTATTTCTTTCCCTTTACTTTCTTAACTAAAATGTACTTTGCCATATTGTTGTTATTGTGCCGGGGTTTCCCCCGGCGGGTTATTAATATCCTGCTTTTGTTTGGCGTGTGTTCGCCATGAATGTTTTGGGGAAAACGCCCCGTCGTTGTTTACTGATAATAGAAAGTGATTTTAACGCCTCGGCGTAATTTGCAAACCTCTTTGTCGCCGTAACAATTGAAAGCACGTTTTAATAAGCGATTGACTAACTTAATGTCGCCGACAATCTTTATTAAACCGGACACGCCAACCAATACATTAACCTTTTTGCCGTTTACAATTCCGTTTACCTTGATTTTGAAATTGCGGTTAATCTCTTTTGTTGTGTAATCTAATCCGTTATAAATGCTTTGAGTATTCATATTGTTTCGCTCTCTATTTTCCAGGAAAACGCCCGGTCGTTCTTGTTTGATGATGCAAATATACAACCTTTATTTTAATTACCAAAAGTTTTATCTTTTATTTTTGGCTTAAACTTCAAAAAGTTTTGTTTTGGTTCCAAAAGAGTTATTTTCTTGGAATTTTCGACTTAAGCGACTTTTGCAAGCTGGACGGGTAAATTATCCACTTTGAAATAAAATGCCCGGAAACGGTCTAAAAATGGCTCAATAGAAAAAGGGGTTGCAACGCCTTGTTACAACCCCCGGTTTATTACTTTTCTATGGTTATGAACTCAACCCCTAATATTTTTGTTGCGGGGTTTTTGCTAACTACATCAATTTGCCGATTTTTGATTTTATTTGTTTTCCATAAAAAACCTAACCAACGTTTATATTGCACCGTTTCCGCTATCAACAGACTATCCCGGTTTATATGCGTCCCGGTAAATACCCCGGCGGGCGTTGTGCATCCGTGCAACTCAAAATACGGTTCCACAATATCAATACAACGTAATACGGTCGTAACCGTGTCGCCGGGCAAATATACAATACTATCCCGGACGTTCGCCCTTAATTCGTTTATCGTTTCCATTTGCGCCGTCGTAACCCTTTGCAAATCCCGGTTCTTTGTCTGCAACGATTTGATTAACGCTGCATCATCCGCCCGGTACTTTTTATATTCGGATAATTTTAACTCCAAATTCCCAACCTTTGCGGCGTTCAAACTATCCTTTGTTTGATAGGTTCGGACGTCCTGCAACAACGTTTCGGTATTGCTCCGGTATTTATCCCGTTCGGCGGTCAAACTCTTAATACGGCTTTGTTGTACCCAAAAGGCGGCGGCAACCGCCATAATGATTGCCGCCAATATTATATACTTTTTCATGCGTTTGCCGTGTAAATGATTAACGAACTATTCGGCGTTTTGCTCAATGTTAAAACGTAATGTCCGCCCGCCATTTCAACCGTACTATTTATTTCGTCCTCGTTAATCTCCAATTGTGCAAAGGAAATTACGACGCCCGAAATATATACTTTTGGTATGTTGTGCAACGGGTCGGCGTTTACGGCGTCAATAAATGCGTCTATTTCCGCCTGTGGGTTCGTTACGTTTTTCGTATCTTCTTGGTTGTCCTCAACCGTAACCGTAAAAACGTCCTCGCAATCTGCAATAATAGCGGATAACAACGGGGCAATACTAATTCCCGCTTGGATCCCTTGATTGGCAACCAATTGTTCCAAATACTCCTTTTTGTCTTTCTTTGTCATAATGGTACAAAATTAAATGTTACTATATTCAATTGCCGCATTAAAACACGGGCATTCTTTAATGAACTCCCACGGCTCAATAATGCCGTCGCCGTTCAAATCCGGGGAATAATCCCTATGTCCCTTAATCGTTGCGTCCGGGAACATAACGACTAACCGCATAAGCAACCATAATAACGCCTCTTTTTGTTCCGGCGTGCGTGTGTCGGCGGCTTTGCCGTTGACATCCAATCCCCCAACGTAACAAATGCCAATAGAACGGGAATTTTGCCCGGAAACGTGCGCCCCAATCTCGCAAAGATAACGCCCCGTTTCAATCGTCCCGTCCGGCAATATAATAAAATGATAACCGCAAATTCGCCCGCTTTGGTGTTGCTTCTTAAATCCCCGTTCTTTGTGCCAACCGTCGATAACATCAACGTTGACTTTTGCGCCCGGCTTGGTTGCGGTGCAATGTACAATCAAATCCGTAATCGTCCGGGTTGTTTTTTGTTCCTCCAAATACTTTAAAATCTCTGTTTGGTTCATTGTTCGCCCTCCTTTTCTTTATCGTTAATAATATCGTTATCATGTTCCCGTTGGTATCTCTCAATTATCGGTTGCCAATATCCCGGCAATACCCGTGTAAACTCCAACCGGATAACGTGGTAAATAATACGCAACGTAACCTTTGTGGGATATGCTTTAATAAGGTTGCGGAAGGCGTTTTGCAAATACACATACATAAAAACATAAGTAAGCGATTTAACAACGATAATTGATGCTTTTTCGTCGCCGCAATTTTTCATAATGATAAAAATCGTCTCCACAATAAACAGATACAAAATCAATTCGCACAATGCGTTTTTAAACTTTCGGAACGAAAAGTTTTTGCATCTAACTATCGAAACGCCGTCAGCTCTCATTCCTGCCCAAATGTTGAATGAAAACATCATTACTAAGGAAAACACAAATCCTTTTGTGGGTGTAAAATAACCTAATATTGGCGAAAATGAAGTAACCAATATTATTCGCATGTTTTCAAAATTAAATTTTTCCATATTATATTGGCATATTTAAAACTTCACTATCATATATGTATCCTTTCATTATATTCTGTGCGTAATATCTTGCTAAGAGCAAACGCCCTCTATTATTTGGATGCAATCCATCTTCAAGATATTTACCATTCGATTGATGGTTTTCAAATAATAATGATATTCCCGCATCTGATAAATTTATAGGATTTGAACACCCTGCATATTTCCCCATCTTAATGATTGCATCTCTTATTGTATCAACTATTTCAGCCGTATAATATGTTGAATATAACGGCGTCGCAAGAAATATTCGCGCATCGGGTGCTAATATTTTAAGACTTTCAACCGCCCATCTTATTGATGAAAATAAATATTGTCTTTTTTGTTCATTCCAAGTTTGTGAGATTATGGAATTGAAATCTCCAACACCCGATTCTCCAACTTGCGTCGCATCGTTAATTCCACATGCTATTATAATTATATTTGGAATTTCTATTTCTCCGGTTCCTAATCCCTTATCGCTTGGAATTGTAAATGTCTCGCCTGTTTTTGGGTGCGTAAATGATATTATTTTACCTATTGGAGTTATTTTTTGAGCGAATCTTAAGACTTGATTAAATATAACGTTATTTTTCGTATCTCCACTACCATCATCAAAATTGCCTGATAAATCAATTTCTGTCACATCAATTCCATCTCTATAATAGTCGTTCCAATGTGCTCCAACAACTGCAAGGTTTGTTAGCTTTTCAGCATTAACTAATCTTGCAAATAAATTAGCCCATGAATAATTTTGTGCTGTAATACTATCGCCTAATATAAGATATTTTAAAGACGGGATAAAGTTAAAAAACTGCTTTAAATTACCAAAGGTATATGGGTTTATGTACTCCAATTGGTATTCAGTAGAATACCAAGACAAATTATCATTAGCAATTTCCCAATATGAATCAGGATTGTTGGGGTGATGATACATTACTTTGTTTAATTTATTACCAACATTGCTTGTATATCTATACGCAACCAATAAACCTTTAGTATTTAATATTGCCAATGTTTGACCGTTCCGCAAAATAACAGAATCAGGTAAATCTATATACATTAAATTTCCCTTTATATTACCTCCATTTTCATAGGGGATTTTATTTTTATCTATGCTAATCGTGTATAATAGGGTATTTGCCGCATAAAAATCAGCATTAGATCGGAAGAGCG